ATGTTAAGAAAACTTGAGCGACTTACTCTTTGTATTTCAAAATCTGTGCTGTCTCGGGTAACTACTGCGGACAAGATATCTATTGTGGACTGTACGTTTGTTAGATCTACGGCTGCTGCTAGGGTGCTTGACGCACCGCTGGTGCCACCAGAAATGGTTTCTCCGCTGGAAAACGTTCCAGAAGGAATTGTAATAGCCAAAGTAGTGCTAGAAGGTTTACTGGTAACGCTGGCTGTTGCTGCGCTAGTGCCTCCAGTAAGGGTTTCTCCCACAGAAAAACTAGTAGAAGAACCTACTGTCATTGTTAAAGTTCCACCAGGGTAATCTCTTATGCCCGTAGCTAAGGTTATGGATACTTCTTCAATCGTCCATTGATTTAAACCACGGTTAGCCCAATCAGCAAACAGTAAGTTAAGAGAACGTTTGGCGCTTCTTAAATCGTAACCAGTTCGAACCTCTAAACCACAACGTTCAAACGCCTCTTCAACGTATTCGGCAACGTCCAATTCAAAATCTTTGCTTCCACTTGTAGCCATTATTTTTTCTTCCTGCGACGGCGCGGTTTGCGAACAGGTTTTTCAGGAGAATAAAGATTATCAAAAACCTTGTTAACGTCCAACGTGTAATCTAGTTCACTTTTAGAGTAATGAATATGCTGAGAAGGTTTAAAGTCAGGAGCACCTTCGCCAGTAGAAAACCACGCAGGATGTGTTACCCGCACCCTATTATTTGGCAATGCTACAATATTTCCAGTCCATTTACCTGCATCTAACAACTCTAGTACATGCGATTGTTTGTGTTGAGCAGGGTCATCTGCAATCTCGTTTTCCGCATAATCCACGGTGAAATAGTATTTCGCAGGGTAAAACTCGCCATCTATTTTAGCAAGCCAAGGACACGGAGTAGCTCGATCTAAAACATAAACGGAGTGATTATAAGACGAACAATCCCAAGGCTGTGCTGCCCAAACAGGCATGGGCTCGGGCCAACCCTCATAATCTGAGTCCGCTATTAAACCGGTGATTGGCATTCTAGCCCACATTGCGCCGCCGTGTACGTTTTCATCGTCTGTATCGACCTCTGCCCCTGTAAATATAATTTGAAAAGACAAACAACGAGTGGGCATCGTTGTAACAGCCACTGCCATCGCATGAATAAATTCGCCATGATACTTTTCATGGTTGTGGGTGTATTCTTTCCGTACCCAACATTTAAAATACGGGATGTTTGACTGTAGGTACGCCATTTACTGCTATGGCGTAAGTTTTTTAACAGTCCCACCCTTATTCATCATGCGCTTTTTCTTTGTACCGCCCTTATTCATCATTTGGTTTTTCTTAACAGCACCGCCCTTATTCATCATGCGCTTTTGAAGAGGGCTATTTTGATCCATCATTTGATCGTTCTTAACAGCGCCGCCTTTATTCATCATGCGCTTTTTCTTTGTGCCGCTTTTGTTTTTTTGTTTTTTGACGGCTGCGTTACCTATATTTACTCTTGAACCCGGCATAACTACCTCACGTGTATGTTGTTACTTTCCGACGGTCGCTTAGTACAGCGCCGCAACCTTTTGCAATCTCTTGACGCACTTCGCCGCCACGAGACATGTTTTTTACCGTTGCTTTTTTCGTGTTTTTAACAACGGTTTTACCTTTCGACCCTTCCCGTTTTTTCTTTTTGGCAGTAGCCGCTCGTTCTGACTTACTTAGCGAACGTGCTTTGGCTAACGGAAGACAACGGTCTGGATTTTTTTTGTCTTTTGAAGTGCCACAGTCACCAACGATATTACCGCTGCTGTCAATTCGCACCCATTTTTGATCACGCCATTTTTTTAACTCACCCATCAGGCTTTTTTCCTTTTGGATTTTTTTGCGTAATTAGGGTCTTTGCAATACTTAGAAGCCGCCATGTTTGCATAAGCAGACGGGTAGGTATCAAAAGTGCGCTTTGCCCAAGCCTTTCCAGCAGGACAAATTTTGCTTCCTTTACTTTTTTTAGAAGCTGCGCCGCCCTTTTTATAATAGGTCAAACCTTTTGGCATAGAGGCGCGATTCATTTACCACGCCTCACACGACCAATAACGCGCCGTGAACTTATCTTTTGCGGTATCGCAGTTATGGCGGGCTCTAAAACTTTTTCTACGTTTAGGCTGGCTTTTTTTGATGGTCATATCAGGATCGCCAAAACGAACCATCTTAACCTGATCGCCTTTTTTAGCTAAAACTACAGACTTTTTAGCCCCACCTTTTGAACGTTTTGGCTGGTTATACCCAGAAAACGTTTCTCCACGATACTCTATTCGCCCAGAAGGCAGCCTTTTTACGTTCTTTACCGTTGCCATATCGTTTTACGCATGGAAAGAAGTCATGGTAAGAAACGTGCTTACGTTGTATTGAATGTAAACCCCACTGCCAAACAAAATCCCTTCTTCCGGAATAACCACATCTCTAGTCGCAGTTGCGGACCCCACAGAACTTATTTTCATTAAACTCGTTCCTGAAGGGCTAGACGTGCGAAAATCAACGTTACCGGCCGTTGCTGTGCTCGTTAAAAAAACACCTTTAAGCCGTGCTCGTCCTGCAAAAATAACAGCGGACGCTACCCCACTAATTCCAGCTTGGACGTTACCTGCGGGATCTCCCACGGCGGTTATGCTTGCAATCGTCAAGAAAAAATTACTGCTAGTAGCCGCGTCTGCGTTTGCCCCAGTCACGGTTTCTGTTTGAGAATCTCCATCTACATCAGTCCCAACAACAGTAAAAGATATTCCACTGTCGTCTCCAGCCGAAGTAATGGTAACTGTTCTGGCATGAGATAAAGTCACCGAGCCACTGTCCGCTAAAGCACCGCCAATCGTTAATGCAGCGTTGTTTCCAACCGCTGCATCTGTTGAAATGCCATTTGGATCTGCCGCTAGGGTGTCAGCCGTAATAGTAACCGAAATTACATCTGAACCTGCCATAAACCACTCCTTACGAGGCTACGTCGTATCCAGTAATTTCAATTAAGAAACGACCTGCTGTGTATGCCGCATGGCCTGTACCTTGGCCCACTAAATACAGGTATTGGTCTGCTGCAATGTCTCCACCAGCAACCACGGTTCCTGCAGAAG